CGTAATTACGCTTGATCTGACGTTCGTACGCCTTTTGTTTTTGACGCGTAGTAGTGGGGTACTTTTTACGCTTACAAATCTTGCAGACTGCAGCATGACCATCTTTATGTCCCTTGTGCCGTGGGAAGTCATTCAGGGGCTTGGTCTGCTCGCAGTACTTACACTTTTTCATTAAAGATCAGCTTATCCAGTTTTCCTTCGATCCTCACCATATGATCTTCCATCTTCTGGAGGGCCGAAGTAAGTTCTTCACGTTGCACGTACTTCTCAGCTATACGCAGTTCAACTTGGTCGATACGTTTGTCAACTTCAGAAATACGGTTATGCATACGTGAATGCAGTGCTACGACTGCGGTGAAGACGGCAATAGTGCCAGATACGGCGGCTTCAATCATGTTCCCGCAAGATACGTATTAGTTTGTCCGCATAAGCGGGATCAGTGGCGTATTTCTCGACGACAAGAAGACGAGCACACTCTTCTGGAGAGGATGCACGGTTAACACCTTTGTAGTTCTTGTAGTCTCTATACCACTTGTTAACGAGATCTTGAACGCATTCAAAGAGTGATGGGTAGTCTTTGAACCAGGCGTCTGTTTTGATCTCCATACCACCAATGAATTCAGTGGTACGTTTAAGTGTGCCTTGACCTTCGGTACCTTTGATACCGAAGAAGTTGTTCTTACCAGAGGTGTGCTTGCCGTAGCCGCTCTCAAGAGCCCATTGAGCAGCCACTACGGACGGATGCTTGCTGCCTGCAGCAGTTGCAGCAGCTTTGACACCAGCCCAAGTGTTGTCGTAGGTAGCTATCGGTCGTGTCTGCTGCACTGGCCGGAAGGTCATAAACCAACCAGTTCCTGGACCTTCAACTTCCCAACGCTTTAACCAGTTACGCCAGGTGTATTTGACACTCTTACCACCGGAGCCAACTTTGACGTAGCCACCGTTGACGTTATCCATCTCACCGTATGGATCGTGGAAGATACCGTGTGCTCCATCATCACCAATGAGAAGCATCCAGTGGCCACCACCAACGGGATTAGAAACGTGACCTTTGTGGAGGATACCAACAGCTACGGGATAACCTGCTTTTAGTTCGTTGAGGAGTATCTGTCTGGTTCCTTTCTGGTAAAAGGAAGCAAAAACACCGTACTGCTGACAGGCTTTGATTTGACTGGTGGATTGGGTTGTATCACCGTATTTGAGAACAGCTCTCAAGTAATCATCATCTGCATTACTACCCTTCAGAGCATCAGGACGCAGGAACTTAATAGCCATGGCGCAGGTGCTAGAAAAACACATGCGGTCTCCATGGCTAGTTGCACTGTCCCGCTGAAGGTAGTACTGCTTAACGTCTAGCAGTACCATGATGTTTACTTAAACGTATCTTTAACACGTTGAATCTTGTCATCCTCAGTGCGGTGAGGCTTGATTGCCTCTACACCACGCAGGAGGATCTGGACAATGCTGTTCTCTTTGAGCTTAGAAGCACCGATGATCTCGGAGCCAATAAACAGCGCAAAGAAAGCAAGTGCCTCATAGGACACTTTAATACCAAGAATAGTGATCATGATTTAGGTTACGGTTGACTGCTTAGAGATTCAAGTGCGGCAATGCGTTGCTCTTGACGCTTGATGATGTTCAACAGCAAAACAGCTAAGCGATCGTACTGCACGCCGTCTGGAATTTTTACTGCCTCTGACTTAAGTCGTGTGACTACTCGCGTGATTTCTTCTCCAGCTACTTCAACTGTTTCTTCGACTGTTTCGTAGGCGTCGTCTGAATACGTCCACGTCACCAGGCGCGGCTCAATTTCTGCAACTTCCTCAGCGATGAGGCCGTAGTAACTCCATTCTCTTGGGTCCGCTTCTGCCAGCGAGCGATACCAGACAGGGCGCAGCCCAAGAATAGCGTCCGCTCGTTGAGTCTCTAGATCCTCAACTTCTGTCTTGTACCTAATCGACGAAGTGGAGCGCAGTAGGCGGTTGGCGGGGGACGTAGAATTGTCAACAACTGCGTTAGCAGCAGAAGCCGTTGTTGAGATACTTGGAAAATGAGGCTGATTTAGAATTACGCGGCCACTGCCTGTTGCCTGGGCAATCTGTGCTGCCGTGAGGCCGGGAATAACAACGGAATTAACCGTGATATTTCCTGCTGTACCATTGCTATTCTGAAATCTAAAACGAAGCGCTGTGGCATCAGTTAGACTGGAAAAGGCATAGGTCTTTGCGCCTGTGCTGCCACTGTTAGAGGATTGCAGGCTCGTCCAGGTTACGCCGTCAATAGAAGACTCCAGGTGCAACGTAAAAGCACCAGCAGTAATTGTGCCAACGGTGTAACTCAGCGTCCCGGAGTAGTTCTTTGGCAGAATAAACCCATTGCCAATACTTAACGTGCTGGAGGTCTGTGCAGACTGCTGTACTGAGTTGTCTGAAATGTTGTATTGAGCGCTTGTCCCGCTTAGGGAGACTCCGTTTTGATAATCGCTAAAGTGTGTGCGCCCCTTTAACGGCCTGTAGTCAATCAGCCCTTCAAGGTTGCCGAGACTTGCTGCGTTCAGGGTGGCCACTGTCGCCGTGTCGGCCGTAACGGTGTTAAAAGTAGCGCTGTAATCTCCAGAGCTCTCAAAGACGTTTTCGCTGTAAACTCGCCGGCTCATCGTGCCACTTGGAGCAACCAGCGAAGCGGCGGACGAGAACACATTGTTTACAACCTGGATGTCTGCAGCGTCGCCATCGCCACCGACCACGTGCCCAAGGTGTCCATAAAACTGCACCTGAGCGCAGAACTTGTTGCCTGTGACAAGGCATCGTTTTGGGGCGCCTGTACCAGAGCTGTTATTGCCAGCCCTAATGTCGTATCCGCCCGTTGTTCCTGTGAATACGTTGTTTGCGATCAGGAAGTCCCTGAAGGATGCGTTGTTGCCGCCGACCTTAACAAGAGGATCGGTGCAATCAATAAACTTATTGCCGGTCAGAGAGACATTCTGAGTAGCTGCGCCACCCAAGACAGAGGCAAGAGTGTCAAAGATGTTGTTTGCTACGACCAAGTGCCCACCGAAGAAGCCGACACTAAAGGCATTGAAAGTCTTGGCCGCCACAATGCCCTTAACTCGGTTGCCCGAAAAGACGACCTCAGGGCTGTAGTTGTTTAAGCACCAAACAGCAGGGGCTGGCGTGATGGTGGCGTCACGGTGCTCAAAGATGTTGCCGGTGATGACACAGTTCTCGGCCGTATTGAGTATGTAGACGTAGCCCGTACCAAGAACGTCAACGAAGTAGTTGTTGCTGATGACGACTTCTCCGCCAATGTCCTCTAGGTGAACCGCAGCATCGCCGCACACACGCTTAGCGGTATTGCCAGTGATTACAACTCCATTGACGCCTGTGATGCCAATGAAACGAGACTCGGTTTTGACCGTAGGCCAGAAGCTGCATCCCTCGTAGACGTTATTGCTAACGACCCAGTTAAATGATGGAGTGCCAGCGCAGTTGGCTTCTACGAAGTCACTACTAACATTGATGGCCGTGTTATTGGATACGAGGACATCGCTTGACGAATGGCCGACTTGCTGAATGACACCGTAGCCCGTTTCTTCAAACGTGCAGTTTGTGATGCGAACGGCATCACATGTAAACAGCCAGACCCTTTGACCACCTTTGTACCAGTAGATACGAGATACTGTTACATTAGATGACCCGCTATTGATGATATAGCCACCATTAGTGCCATCTCCATCAAGCTTGAGGTCATACATACCAACGTTATTCTTTCCGTTGGTATTGATATAGACACTGCCGGAACCAGACTTTAGGACAGAGTTATTGCCAGACCCATAGATCGTCTGGCCGTCTGCAGTGTAGTTGATGCTGCTGTTAAATAGATAAATACCATCGGGAATGTAGATATTCTTCCCAGTGTTTAGTGCGGCCTGAATCGCTGCTCTATCATTTGTAATACCGTCGCCTACCGCACCAAAATCTTTAATGCTGATAACGTCCTTTAGTTTACTATCCCATGTACGTGAGATAGCACCTGTTCCATTTTGCGTAAAGGATGGGGAACTGTTGGCAGCAACAGAGTCAACATAGGACTTATTGGCAGCATCAAGATCGCCTGTAGGGCTGCCAACATTGACAACCTTATTTAGGCCAGCATTAAAGTTGCCAACCATTTGGTTAGAGCCATCAATGTTAACAGCGTTATTATTGACTTCCTGGGTAACGTATAGGTTCTGCGTAAGACTATCATTCAAGTCTTGTGAGCGGATAGCAGAACCAGGGTAGAAGGTTGCTGCTGTTGCTGAGTCATCAGTCTGCCTGTAAATACGTATCGCAGCTCCATTGGCCGGAGCCGTTGTGAATTGGATAGTAGTGGCGTTGGCTAGGGTGTATGCAGTTGTAACCGTACCGTTCAAGGAAACCTTGATGTCGGTTGTCTCAAGATATGGAAAGGTGAATGAGTAGAGAACGGTTGAACCGTTCCCTGTGTAAGTATTCTGAGTAACGGCCATAGCGCTTTATTTACGTATTTGGAGAATTTGCTGTAACTCTTGGGCACTTTGGACAGCACCAGTAACATTGCCTTGATTGAGCTGACCTTTAATGGCAGCACGATAGGCGGGGATATTACTTATAGAGCTGTTCTCAGATTCATAAGCAGACCAGGCTTGCTTGAATGCTTCGTTGTGAAGACGGTCAAGCATGTCGTAGGTCGCTAACTCTTTGACAGGAAGGACAGAGTTATCTAGGTTGCCACGTTTCTTCTGGATTTCTTTGATCTTCTTATCCCACCACTTCTCATCTTGCTGACGCAGTTGATCAATTTGTGCAGCAAGGCCAGAGTTCTTGCCAATCCAGTTATTGATGTACTGGCGTTCCTCAGCAGTCAACGGTTGCTTAGTAACGGGATTAGTACGGACTGTTTGAAGACCATCCCAGCCTGTCTTAAGCAGCCATTCGCGCCAAGGTTCTGTGCCACCATTAGTGTTGAGGAAGGGAAGCAGTGAGTTAATCGCTGCTGTCAGCGGCTCTTCGTGACGAATACGCTCACCTGTATAGACATCAAGGAGATCCTTGAGGCGCTCATTACCGTTATAGAGGAACTTATTGCGGTTCTGTAGGTAAGCACCGATGTCATTCTCAACATCTTTGAGTTGAGGTGTGATAGCAGCACTCAGGATGCTACGGATACCTGTACCAGGGAGGAGTGAGTCAGCCTGCATAGCAACAAACCGATTCCAGCCTGCTTCATCACCAGACAACATAGAGACCAACGGCTCAAAGCCACTGAGGAATGTCTTATTAGCGACATTCATGCTGATGGCAAATGAAAGCTTACGGAACCAGTCTTCAGAAATTGGCTGATCAACACGGTTGGATTGATAAACAATATCACCAACCAGTGAAAGAAGGTCGGAAAAGGGTTCCATACCCTTGTATGAACGCCATTCACCTGTAACGGGGTTACGAATAGAGTTAGGCTTAAAGCCCATTTCAATCATTCGACGCCTCTCTGCACCGTCTTGTGGTCCATTACCAGTCAGGTTGCCAGCAAGGGCATACATACCAGCAGCCATAACAACCGTTGAGCCCATCAGCTGCCTACCGAGATACTCAGACTTCAAGGTTTTGAAAGCAATCTCAGCATCATTAGCCTTCGGATCAATTCCGTGTTCACGAAGAACAGCAGCAACCTGGTCTGGGGTTGACGCACTAAACGTTCGCCGTACACGTCCAACGGCAAGACCCATCGAGCTGAGTGGGTTAAATGACCACGCAAACTCCACACCATTAAGGCCAGTCTTGGGAAACATGAACAGTCCCTTGGCAACTGGAACATGCTTCATCAGATTCTCAAGACCATCAACCATCTTGTAATCAAGTTGAAGCGTTAACTCCTTTGAAGCAAAACGGATAGCTTCGTCTTTAATAAGACCAGACTCATCAAAGGCCTGACTGTAAAGTTCCCGTTGTTTGGCTTGGAAGAGTTCTTGATCAAAAGAACCCTTTGTTTGCGAGAAAACCTCATCGTATGCTTTGAACCGTGAACCCATGCTAGCCATCATGGAATTCACGAAACCATCTAGTGAATGCAGAGCATTAACACCTAGACGTACAAGCTTGTTTCCGTTGTAAGCATGGAAGATCTTTGCAAGATTCCAAGCTGCTACACGCCCAAGATCACCAGGATTAGCAGAGTTGGCCCATTTATTTTGGACGTAATCCTCAATAGCAGTGAAGTCATCGTAGATAGAGCTGATCTCATCAGCACGACCACGACTGGCTACAGCTTCAGGATTGGCATTAACAGCACGCCACTCATCACCCATATGCTTCCAAGCACGCTGGAGGTTCTCAGCGATACCTCCAAAACCGTAGAGAGCACGCCTAAAGACCTCATCACCTCCGTCTCCGATGATCTTGGAGCCTGCGAGAATTGAGGCTGGTTTTGTGATCAGGGCTATGGCGTTACCAGCAGCAGCTCTGATCGGTGCCCGACCAAGAAGAACGTTGTTGTACCGAGCGGCTTGAGCGCCTTGAATGACAGTACTGGGGATCTCAGTGGCTCCGTCATAGAAAGCCTTACCAACAACACCGACACGATGCTCCATGTAGCGGTGAAGCTTCTGTAGATCGTCAACCTTAC